ATGAGATTGTTTACAAAATCCGTGAAGGCGATAACGAAAACCCACAGCGTAAATCTAAATTTAATGATGGTCGTATCGGCTGGCGCAAAATGCCTATCCGCGCCCAAGAAACCTTATTCCGATGGATGATGGATGATGACGGCGGTATTCAAGGAATGGTTCAAGTAGACCCATCCTCGGGCGGTATCCACCACATTCCAATCGAAAAGTCTTTGCTATTCCGTACCAGTTCACAAAAGAATAACCCTGAAGGTCGCTCAATCCTTCGTAACGCTTATCGCTCTTGGTATTTCAAGCGCCGTATTGAGGAAATCGAAGCAATCGGTATTGAGCGTGACTTAGCAGGTCTGCCAGTTGCCTATGTGCCACCTGAGTTTCTTTCATCTACTGCAACAGTCGAGCAAGCCTCAGTTCTAGCAACTATTCAAAACATCGTTACATCTATCAAGCGTAACGAGCAAGAAGGAATCGTCATGCCTTCTATGTATGACGACCAAGGACACAAAGTATTTGATTTAGTTCTTTTATCTTCAGGCGGTTCTCGCCAGTTCGATACAGACAAGATTATTCAGCGCTATGACCAAAGAATTGCTATGTCAATCCTTTCTGACTTTATTCTTCTTGGCTCTGACCGAGTTGGCTCTTATGCTCTCGGAACTTCCAAGATGGATTTGTGGTCAATGTCAGTTGATTCAATCGCTAAGAACATTGCTGAAGTAATAAACCAACACGCTATCCCACGCCTGTTAAAACTTAACGGCATGGATGCTTCTCGCGCTCCTTATCTAACATACGGCGAAGTAAGCCATGTTGATTTGAATGAGATTGCTGGATTCGTTGGTAACTTGGTTGCTTCAGGTGCAATAGTTCCTGACCCTAAGTTGGAAGAGTATCTACGCGACTTGGCTGGTCTACCACCTGCCGAACACGATGGACAGAATTTTGGTATGCCTCCTATGCCTGAAGGTGAAGGAATTCCTCCTATGCCTGAAGAACCAACAACATCAGGCGAAGAAGAATTACCTCCTGCTCCTACTCAAACTGAGGCTCCGAAACTTCCTGAAGTTGGTTAGAGATGGCAATTCATTTTGCTAAGGCGCGAGAAAAGCGAGTCCCTCTAACACCTCAAGAGCAAGCCCTTGCTCGTACTTTGTACGACTCAATTCAGCGAGCCACGGACAAAATTTCTATGAAGCAACTTGAGAGTCTGCTTCGCAATATGAATCCCGAAACTTTAGAGCGCTTGCTTGAAACAATCACCATTGCCAATCAAAAGAAAATTCAGCAAAGCCTTTTAGCCTCTATTGACCTTGGCGGTAAAGAGGCGATTGAGCAGATTCAAAGCATTGCTCCAAAATTAGCCTTGCCAGCCTTCTTGCCTTCTAAGGTAAAGGTAGATAACAAACCTGCGATGGCTAACATGGAGTTCACCAAACTTCCAGCATGGGCGCAACCTAAGCCACCTAAAGTCGAATTTGTAATGTCTTTTGATAAGACAAACCCAAACTCTTTAGCCTTTGCTCAACGCCGTGCTGGAGAGTTAATAGTCTCGATTGATTCCCTTACCCGTAACTCTGTTCGCCAAGCAATCATTGATGCTTTCAATGAGCAATTAGATTACAGAGCAACAGCCCGAAGAATTAAAAATGTCGTAGGACTTCATCCTCAATGGGCAAAAGCAGTTACTAACTTTGAAAAGAAAGAATTTGACCGTTTAGTTAAGAGCGGACTCAAAGAGGCAACCGCTCGCGCTCGCGCAATAGAACGCTCAACCCGCTATTCAAATTCTCTTAAGAGTAAAAGAGCAACAATGATTGCTCGTACAGAGATTCAAATTGCTCAGAACGAAGGACGCCAAGAGGGATGGAACCAAGCGGCTAAAGAAGGTTATGTAGATGTTGAAGCACAAAAGATGTGGGTCATTGCTCAAGATGAACGCACCTGCGAAATTTGTTCTGAATTAGATGGTGAGATAGTTCCTTGGAACGAAACATTCTCAAGCGGACATGAAACTCCAGGAAGAGTTCATCCTAATTGTCGTTGCACCATGGTAATCATTCCACCCGAGAGACGCTCATGAGTATCACAATCGCATTTCCTCTTGGATACAAGCCAGTTCTAAAACACGGAGACCATGACCAAAGTTCTCACGGTGCTTGGGCTACGGGAGTTGGATATAAAGATTCAGATGAACACCCTAAATATGACTCTGCCGAAAATGGCGTAAATGTTGAATACTATACAAGTGTCGGGTCTTGGGAAATTAACGGTTTGCTTAGAACTGGAAAAGTACCTGAAGATTCAAATTCTAATAAAGAAGAAATTCGTGACTATATTAAATCTCTTGATACCGAAATAAGTAAAACTTCAACACCTAGAGATTTAGTTTTATTTAGAGGAACCTCGGGAACTGGAACCGAAGTTTTTGAAAAACTTGAAGTAGGCGATATTTATATTGATAAAGGTTTTGTCTCAACTACTTTAGATATAGCCGTTGTACCTGAATTTATGTCTACGGCTACGGGCGGGAGATACGATTCAAGACCAATAGAAAAAGGATATGTTTTAGAAATAAGCGTTCCTAAAGGTAGTAAAGCCTTATCAGTTAATAGTTATTTTAGAAATGTAAGTGGTAGATATGGACCAAGCGACGATATTCGTAAAGAGGATGAACATATTTTGCCACGCAACACAAAATTTAGAGTGGATAGCATAAGTAGTATTGATGTTCGAGGTCTAAAAGATAAACTTATTAAAGTATCGGTGGTAGATGATGGCAAGTAAATATGTTTATGCCGAATCAGACGATATTGAAATCCTTATATCTAAGCACGGTGACCACGACCAGTCATCGCACGGCTCATGGGCGCACGGGGTCGAGGTAGCCCCTGAAATAGTTCGCTCTACCCTTGAGAGGGTCAAAGAGAATGGCGGTCTCTCAGTAAGCCTCAAGGACGGTTCTGAGCCTACTAAGGGCTTTATGGTTGCCAAGGGTAAGAAGTTCGCGGCGATAGTCAAGGCTGACGACTTTTTTGATGAGGCTAAGGGCGCTGAGATTCTTTCCTCCTACATGAAACAACATAAATCTGAGTTCAAGAATTCGAATAACTACCTCGGTTTATGGCATAATACAGATGATGGACAGGTTTACCTTGATGTTTCCGAAAACATTGAGGACGAGGGGGAGGCTATCTCTCGGGGTCGTGACCGCGACCAAATCTCAATTTGGGATGTAGCAAACTTCAAAGAGATAGATACAGGAGGAACAGGTGGCATCGAAAAAACTCGAAGCAGTAGAACTGCCCGATATGTCGAACATGACGGACGAGCAGATAGACGCTTACGCCAAAGAAATTTGGGCGAAGTTAGCAAAACCCTCAAAGTAATTTATTTTGATTACGGGTTAAAACCAGTAATAAAACATGGTGACCACGACCAGTCCGAGCATGGAAACTGGGCTAGAGGTTTTACCGAGGATGAAATTGGTCGCATTGAAGAGATGCGTGGTCTCGGTCCATCTTTAGAGGATTTAGATAATGTTCTAAAAGGTGACACGGAATATAGCGATGAACAATTAAAACTTACTGTTGAAAATGATTCTGACCTTTATGCTGATGCAACTCAAGGAATCGATGAAAGAGTCGAAGAGGCTTTTCAAGAGGCTAAGTATGAGTACGAGGACCAAGCGGCTAACGATAAAGCGAATGAAGATTTAAGAAATCGCCTATATGAAAAAATTCAAGATGAAATGGTTAGTGAATATGTAGAGGCTCAAAGAGATACATTGAATGAATATGAAAGAGTTAATTCAGGAGATACTGGTCAAGACCCTGAAGAATTAGTTCCATTCTTCCAAGAAGTCTATGGAGTTAGCCATACTGGAACTAATCCTGACGGACAAGAGGTAACTCTTTCAACAAACATTGGTCAAGTATTTAGAGATGGTAATAGCATTTATGTGCGTGGAGATATTATCGATGAAGAAGGCAATATGGTTGGTGAAGTATCTCGGCGCTTCTTTCAAAAAGATGGAGTATGGAATGTTGAGCATGAAGTCTTAGCAATTCCCGACCCAACTTATCAAGGCACAGGTTTTGGTAAAGCAATTATTGACCAATCAGAGG